TTACGAACGGTTGGGGAACGCGTCAAGCATAGCTTGGATCATTTCCTTGGCGCCTTTTTGAGTTTCGTCGCTCTCGTCTAGCCCTTCTATGACTTGCTCTAGGAGGGCTGTTTTTAGGTCATAGCCAGTTATCTCGCACAGTTGTATGCGCGTTGGCATCGTGCAGGTGCGAACCCCTGTTTTCCAAGCGCTGATGTGTTGTTGCTTTACTCCCATCATCTCGGCCAGCTTGGCCTGGCTACCGGCTTGTTCTATCGCTTTGTCTATCAAGGCTTTCACGGACATGGTCGCTCCTGTCGTTTACACCAATTAAGTTGTTGACTACACCATGAATTCGTGTACTAATTGATACACGAATTAATTGTGTACACCTTTGTGAGGTGTGTGCTGATTCTAAGCAGGAGCCAACCAGCTCGGGCAGATGCAGTGATCAACAGCACGCCCTACCGCCAGAAGCAGAGCTAGGCGGCTCCTGAGAAAAACCTAGGAGCCGCCAGCATGTCTAAAACCGTTCACACGTCCCCAATAAGTCCTCCGCCTGGTCAAAAAGACCGAAGCGCTCGCCTGGCGGCTTCCGCCCAGGTCGATCAGGTGGAGGGCACCACTCCTCAATCGATCCGCAAGTCATCTAGCCGCGCATTGCCGGCTGTCGGCTTGTCTGGCATCAGAACCCATTTGAACCCAGGCGGCGCAGATGGAGCTTGTGCCGATGGTGCAGCGGGTAGCTTGAATCTCGCCTCTGAAACTCCGTCTCTGACACCTGCTTTGATAGCTGAGTACAGCACCCAGTACGTGAGCAGTAGTCCTATTCCGGCTGCTATTAACGGCAACAGCAGACCCAATCCGATAAATCCCACGGCGGCTTCTCCCTCTTTAGAAGCTGCTGATCTTAAGACGGCTTCCGCCCAGGTCGACCAGGTGGAGGGCACCATTTATCGCCCAATCGGTGAGTACGTGGACTGGCTCTTTGCTGAGCTGGCCCGCTTGGACGGCATGCCATCTAGCCCTGACTATCCGAGCTATCGAGAGTGTCAGGCGGCGTTGCGTGTTTACATGCGCTTCGTAGATCACCGTCTGGGGCGCGCATGAGCACATTCCTTTTCTTCGCTGAATGGGCCTTTCGCGCTCAAGCCCTCATTGTTTTGGCGTTCGGCATTGCCCTGTTTGTGCTTCTGGCTATTGGTTGTGTTGTTGAAGCGGTTCAGCGCTTTAAGGCACGCAAGGGGGCAGGCTCATGATTACCTTGATTGAGCGCACTCCAGGCTCTGGCGGCATGTATGAGCCTCAGGCCTATCAGTCCTACCAGTCGGAGCAGGCTCGCTTTCTTGAGAAAACCCGCCGCAACTTTGAAGCCGTATCCAAAAGGTATGGCCCTTCGCATTCTTGGACGAAATTTTGGTGCCATGAGTGCAAGCGTGAAGCCGGGTATTTGATTTCCGGCGCTTACTGCTCTGGCGCTCCTGGTTGGGGGCGCGTATGACCCGCAATCGTGCTCAATGGCAATCCATTGCCGACTTCCTGACCCGTCAGAACCTCGTGATCGTCTTGCAAGCGCGAGCTGCTGCGGCGAGGGGCCCCGCTTGCGGGGATACGTCCGCAGCTGCTCCCGCTGCTATCAATTTTGGTGGGTACGCACCGGCTTATTCATCTTCTGTCCCCGTAGGTAACACGGGGACAACTTCTACAGGGCAGGGCGTATGAGCAAGCGCCAAAACGATCTAGTCCTGGTCAACAACCGCGAAATCAAGGTGCGCTTGCATGCGGCAAAAGTTGAAGAGTGGTCTTACATCCATATCGACTGGCTGCGCTTCACAGTGAACCGCCGTCATGCACCAGTCCCAAGTGTTGAGCTGCTGTTTCCTGAGCCGGATGGATCTATCGACTACATGGCCGAGCGCGATGGATGGAGTGAGAACCGCCGCGCCGCTGCGCATGCCGAAGTCAAGCAACGCCGTCAGCGTGTGGTGAACCTGCTCAAGGACTTGCCCGACCCAGACTATCAGGCCAGCTCGCAGGCATTCACCCTGGCAGAGGAGGTCGCGGAAATCCTCGGCCAGGACTTCACCGCAGATCCTCTGATTCAAAAGGGCAAGGACTTCTACCGCTTCCGCATCGACATTCTGCGCAAGGGTCATCCGGTCGGCTGGGTGGGTTTCCTGGCCACGAATAACGGCAAGCGTGCCGAGAACCAAAACAACACGCTGCACGTAAATCTGGAAGGCATGGCCTGCACATTTGCGCAGCGCGGCTGGCCCCAGGTCATGGCTGATTACATCGAAGATCATCGCGGCGTCATCACGCGCATCGACTTGGCTGCCGACTTCATGGACGGTATGAGCGACAAGGGCCATGGCGACGTCTTTGAGCGCTTCTTTGAAGAGTACCGCTCTGGCTTGATGGATCACCTCGGCCATCGTCCTGATGAGGACGTTTCAGGCAGCTACCTTTCCAAAAAGAAGGGTCGTAGTTTCTATCTTGGCTCTCGGGCCGGGGGCAAGCTCACCAACATCTACGAGAAGGGCAAGCAGCTTTTCGGCAAAGAGGATGACTCGCAATGGATCCGCGTCGAGCTGCGCTACGGCAACCAAAAGCGTGTGCTGCTGCCCGACATGCTGCGCCGTCCTGCTGACTTCTTTGCCGGTGCCAGCGACTGGCATGCATCCATCTTGCGAGAGCTGGGCGCTCAGGCCATTCCTGAACCCGTCAAGTGCGAGAAGCAAGTCCAGATTCAAACCATCGACGCCGAAGTGACGCGCAATGCGCGCTGGTTCATGAATACCGCTGGTGCGTCGGCTGTCTTGGCCTTCATCAACCTGCCCAGAGAGCAGATGCACAGCCTTTTCAAAGAGTTTGAAAACAAGCTGCCAAACCGCCTCAGGAAATTCGGCATGGCCGACATAGAGGCCGCATATCAACGTGTCTTTACCAAGCTGGCTAGCAGTGGGCGGGCTAGTCCGGCATTTGCCTAATGCCTAAACCAAGGAATCAACATGCGTTTTCAAGCACAAGGTGTACTCACTGGCATCAAGTCCAGCAAAGGCGATTACGAGGGCCGCGCCTTCGACTCGACCACGTTCCATCTGGCCGTCGACCTGCCGGATAGCCAGAACGGCGAAAGCCTGGGCCAAGTCACTCGACCTTTCAAGATGGGCACCTCTGCCGAGTACGGCAAGTGGAAGCACTTGAAGAACTCGTGGCCGGTTGGGGGTGTTGCCGTTGATTGCGTCTTTGAAATGGCTGCAGGCGCTGATCAGTCCTCCAAGCTCGTGCTGGTGGACATCAAGCCCAAGGCATCCGGGAAGGCTGCTTAAGCATGTCCCGCTACGTGATCCAGTCGGCATTTACCGGCGCTTTCCTCTCTCCTGACCCAGATGACGGCCAGCCGCGCTGGGTGCTGCTCTTGCGTGATGCCTGCACTGTGGACGACATGGAAACCGCTGTCGAAATGATCGCGGATCACGTTGATTCATTCCACAAGGCCCAGGTCATTGACCTGGACGAACTTTGATGAGGTATCCCCATGAGCAGAGAACTCGAAGACGACACGGCCTGCTGCGATGAGTGCCACGAAATCAACCTTGGCTTTACCGTCGATGAAGTTGTGCAGTGTGGCTGTCCTGTTTGTGGCTCCAACAACATTCGACCCTATGTCGAATGGGTTGAAGACTTGCCTGATGCGACTGAGTACTGATGCCGTTTGAACGCCAATGACTTACTTCATTTGCACCCAGGTCGAAAGCCCATGTCAGCCCGGCAACCAGGTCGCGATAACGGAAATCACCGTTCAAGACTTTGCCGCGCTGGGCATCACGCCCGAGAGCATCGCCAAGTCTGTGACCCTGGGGTTCGGCATCGTGTTCTCTCTGGCCCTGGTCGGCTACGTGCTTGGCGTCGTGATAGCGATGATCCGCAAGGCTTGAGATTGCAGCCGAGAGCGGGCGCTGTGCCTGCTCCCTGGTGCAAGTTCGCACCGATCTTTTCAGGAGAAATCATGTTCAATAAAACTCGTTCTATCGCCCGTCAGTACGGTGCCAAGGTCGTTGCAGGTTCTGCGGGTGCCTTGGCCGTTGCATCGTCTCACGCTGCAGGCCTGGATGATCTGTTTGACGCTGTCGATCTGTCCGGGATCAACGTCAAGGTTCTCGCCATGGGCGTGATCATCGTGGGTATCGCGCTCTACTTGAAGGGCCCTGCGATCGTCAAGCGCATCATCGCCAAGATCTAAGGCTTCGCCATGTTGATCGTCGCCCTGGTTGTCGCCGTCCACGCTGCTTTTGCGCTGATCGGTGCAATCGGGGCGATTTGTTTTTTCATGCTCGCAAGGATCTAGGCATGCGCAACATCATCCAGGTCCTTTTCCTCTTTGTCGTCTCCTTCTGCAGTACTGCGTTCTCTGCCGAGCAATGCGAGACACCGTTCTCTCAAATCGGCGGACAGTACTACTACGGCGAGATGGCCATTTGCAACGCGAGCGGCGCACGCTATAACCCCAAATGGAGTGCGACTAGAGCGCAAATCTCTGGATCTAAAATTGTCTGCTACGGCTCGTCAAAGCAGGGCGATGGATCCACTGTTGAGGCGGTCATGGCCTATGTGGATTTCTCCATTGCCCCTTGTCCTGTTTGCCCTGCGGGTCAGTATTTCGACAAGGCTAAGGGGCAGTGCACGCAAGATAAGTGCTCTGCACTTGCCGCCTTTTGCTCTGCCGCCAAAGGCTCTCAGCATTCATATGCCACCTACGATGGTGATGCGACTACATCCTGCTATCAGCCCCCTGATGACCTGTTTTGGCACGAACCTAAGTTTCCAGGCTGCAGCCAAGGCTGCATGGCGAATGCCGGCCCAAGCACAGGCGTAACCGATAGCACCGGCAAGACCCTCTACAAGGGCATGGGCACCCTTACAGGCGGCAAGTGCAGCTACGGCACGCCTAGTGAGCCATCTGCACCTGATGCACCGCCTCCTGCGGAAAAAGCCGAGCCAATAGACAAGCGTTGCGCTGGGCAAACCGGAACGGTAAATGGCGACACGGTTTGCATACCTGCTGCGAGTGCCACAGGCGTGGACTGGACAGGAACCACAAAGAACAGCGACGGCACCAGCACCGAAGGCAAGACCACGACAACTTGCTCTAACGGCGTCTGTGAGTCCACCACGACCAAGACCACCAAGGACGCTAACGGCAACGTCACCGGTACCACGACTTCGACAGACAAGGTCAGCCAGGACCAGTACTGCGCCAAGGCCAAAAACAAGGATGGAATGCTTTGCGCTGCGGTCAATGCCAATCCTGTTCCAGGCAAAGACAACCAGAGCGGCACAGGCTCAGGTACTGGAAGCGGTAACGGGAACGGCGATGGCGACGGCTGCACCATCAAAGATTGCGGTAGCGACACGGGTAGCGGCCCTGGCAAGGCGGGTCTTCCTGGCACCGGAGCTGGTGAGTTCGGCAAGCTCTATGAGCCCAAGTATCCGCAGGGGCCTGTAGAGGTCTGGAAGCAAAGCAGTGCAGGCATTAAGAACTCTGGCCTTGGCTCTCTTGCAATGGCCCTGATGCCAAAGATCGGGGATGGCGGAACTGCACCAGTCTGGATCGTTGATCTCAACTTTAGGCCGGTGGGTGATTTCGGTGTGCATGACATCTCTCCGCCCTTGTGGCTTTGGGATGTGCTCAAGGCCATCACCATCCTGACCGCGCTCATTACCGCGCGTCGTCTGATCTTCGGAGGCTGAGCATGTTCGATTGGCTCAAGCGTCGTATTGATGCATTTTTCTCGTGGCTCACGGAGTCTCTGACCGAGTATTTCAAGTGGGCCAAGGATGTCGTTGATGCTTGGTACAAGTGGGCGGCAGACCTCATCAAGGCCATCTTTAAAGCGGCCTGGGACATGTTCACGGACGCCGTGTCCTGGCTGATTGAGAAGCTCTTTGAAATCATCAAAGCCGCCCTTGATGCAGTCGATGTGTCACCGCTCAAGGGCATTGCCGACAACATCAACCTGCCGCCCGAGATCGTCACTGTGATGCAGCTCTCGGGCATCGGCACGGCCATGGCCATTGTCGTCACGGCTATCGGCATACGGCTGGCGCTCCAGCTCATCCCGTTCACAAGGCTCGGCTCATGATCAATGGACTAGAGGGCATCCCTGGCTCTGGCAAAAGCTATGAGGCAGTGGCCTATCACGTGCTGCCCGCGCTCCAGGCCGGGCGCAAGGTCATCACAAACCTGCCGCTGAACATCGATGCGCTCGCGGCCATCGACCCCAGTTATCGCGACCTGGTCGAAGTTCGCACCAGGCCAACACCCCAGCTCGGCGACTGGAACGCAGCCAACATTGCAGAGCAGGAAGCGTTTCAGCTCTGGACGGACAAGGAGCCCATTCCCCAGTCCGAGAACGTGTTTACGTTCGGTACCGTCTGGGACTACTACAGCGAATGGCGCGGTTCCAAGAACCAAGGCCCCCTGTACGTCATCGACGAATGTCACGTCGCGCTGCCCAAGCTGGGCACCCCTGAAAGCGTCGTGCAATGGTTCAAGCTGCATCGGCACTACAACGCCGATGTGCTGCTGATGACGCAAAGCTTCCGCGACATCAACCAGCCCATCGCCCAGCTCATCGCCACGCTCATCAAGTGCCGCAAGGCCGACATCCTGGGCCGGAAAGATAGCTACATCCGCAAGGTGCATGCCGGCTATCGCGGCGCAGTCATCCAGACCGACGAACGCGAATACAAGAGCCAGTATTTCGGCCTGTACCGTAGCAACACGCAAAGCAGCGGATCTGCTGAATCTGGGGTGACAGACGTCAGCCCCATGATCGTCAAATTCAACCGCTTCAAGAAGTTCTGGCTACTCCTGTCGGTGCTTCTGGTGATCTGGGCCTTCTGGCCTGATGGTAAGCACGATGTATGGGGCCGCAAGATCGTGCCTTCGCCACCCGTCAAGCCGCGCGTCCTCGGCCCCGCACCTGGTGCTGTTGCAACCCCTGTCGTCGCGTCATCAGCTCCAGCGTCGGTCGAGCCTAAGCCAAAGGAGTCGCAGCAGGCCACCGCGGCCCCTGCTGAGGCCGCACCTCAGACCAAAGAACCGCTGTTCGGCAAGCAGCTACACGTAGCGGGACATCTGTCGAAGAAGGACAAAAGCGTCACGCTCTTCATCGTCAGCGATGGCACCCGCCGCATGTTTGAGGTCACCAGCGATGACCTGGAGGATGCGGGCTACAGCGTCAAGCGCCTGGCTAACTGCATGGTCACAGTGAAGTTTGACGGGGTCGTTCGGCCCGTCACCTGCGACGCTCCATACCTGAACACCGGCGGCCAGGACAGGCCCCTAGTGGTTGATGCTGCGACTGGTTCACGCAGCGATGGCCGCAACACCCGCTACAGCAACGCGCCAATGCCCCAGGAGGTGGCCCAGGTGCGCCAGGAACAGCAGCAACAGGCAGGCGGCTACCTGGAAGCCCTGGCGAGGCGCAATTCACAGGTGCGCTCTGTTCTGATGGATAACTGAGAGGGCTATCGGCCACTTCTAAATTAAATGGCCAATCAGTCCGTGGACATTTTTATGACTGCAGGTTCTAACAGCTGATGGGGGTATCGGGGGCCGCGCCCCTGATGTCAACGTTTGACCAGGCAGAACCCCACGCACCGCACCAGGTGCGCGCCGCAGCTCTTGCAAGGCATACAGATCGACGGAGGGTGTATCCCTTATTCATAAATGCCGGTCGCCACTCTCGCCTGAGAAACAAATCGCCGAAGGCGCTCAACCCTCAGCAAGTGATTCTGGCCATTTTCAAGAATGGCATTTTTGCTATGAAAAGAGAAGCAATGGATTTAATCTCAGCTTAGATAAATGGCGATCTCAATAGCATTCCAGCTATCAAAACAACGGAGGGAAAAAGTGCTGATTGGATATGCTCGCGTCTCGACAAGGGAGCAGGAGACTTATCTGCAAATTGACGCGTTGAATAAGGCAGGTGTTTCAAAGATCTATCAAGAGAAGGCAAGTGCTGTAAGTGCACGGCCTCAATTGCAACGCTGTCTGTCGTCTTTGAAGGCCGGCGACATCCTTGTTGTTTACAAAATGGACCGTGTTGCCCGGTCCCTTAAGGATTTGCTGGCGATTCTGGACAGCGTCCAGTCCGCCGGCGCGCATATCCGGTCTTTGACTGAGCCGCTTGATACCTCTGTGCCGGTAGGCATCTTTATGGTGCAGGTGCTGGGTGCTGTTGCTCAGTTAGAGCGCTCCATCATTAGAGAGCGGGCCTTGGCTGGGCAAATAGCCGCCTATAACAGAGGGGTAAGGTGGGGTGGGAGTAGGGGAAAGCTCAGTGATATTGAGCAAAACGAGCTGAGGCAATTAAAGCAGGCCGGGGCCACCTTAAAGCAGCTTATGGCGAGGTACGATATCTCCATGTCGACGGTCTGCCGATATCTGAATCCACAGACCTCTCGCAACGTCCGTCCAAAGTTGCCTGTACTTGGAGCCTATGTTGATGACTCTCTCAGCGATTGACGATGCGACGACAGCCATTATCGGCCCCGGTCTTGAAAACGCGTTCTCCATGAATCAACCTACGCTGAATTACGTATCGTGTCCCGGAGCCTCTGCAACGGCTCCCACCTGGGCCAGTGCTCAGCGCCGCCAACAGGTCGAGGCTCAGCCCGAGGGAACGCACCGCATGGCGTACTGGGAATGGAACCATACCGGCAACCCAAGACATCCTCATGTCATCGTCTGCGTGCACGGCCTCTCACGGCAGGGGCGGGACTTTGATGTGCTGGCCGCCGAGCTCAGTCGCTTTGCCCGCGTGATCTGCCCCGATGTGGTGGGACGCGGCGAAAGCGACTGGCTGGCCGACCCCATGGGTTATCAGCTGCCGCTGTACGCAGCCGATATGTTGGCGCTGCTGGCCCAGCTGCATGCTCAGGTGCCTATTGAAACCCTGGACTGGGTGGGTACCAGCATGGGCGGCCTGATCGGCATGGGCATCGTGGGCCAGCCCGGCCTGCCGCTGCCGGTGCCTGTTCGGCGGCTGGTGCTCAACGACGTCGGCCCGACCATTGAGTGGGAGTCGCTGGAACGGATCGGTTCCTATGTCGGCAAAAGCTTGCAGTTTCCCAACTTCGAGAGCGCTGCCGCCGCCATGCGCTTGATTTCCGAAGGATTCGGCCCACATAGCGATGAGCAGTGGAGCCGGCTCTCGCAGGCCATGATCAAGCCAGATCCCCAAGGGGGCGTGGTGCTGCATTACGACCCCCGTATTGCAGTGCCCATGGCTCAGATGACGCGCGAGACCGCTGAGGCTGGTGAGGCCTTGCTCTGGCAGCTTTACGACCAGATCACGGCACAGGTCTTGCTTGTCAGAGGGGCCGAGTCCGATCTGCTTTCGAGCCGTACCGCCCAAGCCATGGCCGAGCGTGGCCCCAGGGCGCATTGCACGGAACTGGAAGGCGTGGGACATGCTCCAACACTGGTAGTGCCGGGACAAGTGGCTTTGATACAAAAGTTTTTACAAGGGGATAAGGGTCTGCCTGCGAGCATCAGTCTTGCGCAGCAGGCCCAAGAGGAAGCTGCATGAAGACCAGCGATACCGTAACCACCGTCTCTGACGCCGCACCCAAGCTCACGGAGCCTACGCCGCATCTGATTACCGCCACTTCCGAGGTTTTGCCCGATCAAGTCAATGCGCTGGCGCGTGCCCGCGCCTTTGCAGAACCGCTGATTGCCGGCGAAGTCATGGAGACCGGTGAAAACACCCTGACCCATGCCGACGCCGTTGCCGCCATCCTCAAGAAAATCGGCGGCTCGGAAACCATGCAGGCGGCCATTTATCTGGTGCATGCCAGCGTGCACCTGAACAAGCCACAGGAAGTGATTGCCAAGGCGTTCGGCGATAATTTTGCGACCCTGGCGGTCGAAACCATCAAGCTCATTCGCGTGCAGCAGCAGGCGCGAGACGCCGAGCTGAGCAGCCAGCATGTCGATGGCGTGGCCACGCAGACCGAGAACGTGCGCAAGATGCTGCTGGGCTTTTCGCGCGACCTGCGCGTGGTGCTGCTGCGCCTGGCGTCGCGTCTGCAGACGCTTCGCTACTACGCGGCCGAGAAGAGTCCGGTTTCACCCAGCATTGCGCGAGAAGCTCTCTATGTCTTTGCGCCGCTGGCCAACCGTCTGGGCATCTGGCAGATCAAATGGGAGCTCGAAGATCTGGCGTTCCGATTTCTGGAGCCCGATACCTACCGCCAGATCGCGCGTCTGCTCGACGAAAAGCGGGTCGAGCGCGAAGCCTATATGGAGCAGATGCGTGCGCGGCTCGAAGCCGACTTGCGCGCCCACAGTATCAGCGCCTCGGTTCAGGGGCGACCCAAGCATATCTACAGCATCGTCAAGAAGATGCGCGGAAAGTCGCTGAGCTTTGACCAACTGTTCGATATTCGTGCCATGCGCGTCATCGTGCCTACGGTCAAGGACTGCTATGCAGCCCTGTCCTGGGTGCACGAGCAATTCACGCCGCTGGAAAAGGAGTTCGACGACTACATTGCCAAACCCAAGCCCAACGGTTATCAGTCTCTGCACACGGTGGTGCGCGATGAAACCGGCCGCACCATAGAGATCCAGATCCGCACCCAGGCCATGCACGACCATGCCGAGCATGGCGTGGCCGCGCACTGGGCTTACAAGGAAGCTGGTACCAAAGGCTATGCGGGCGTGTCTGCGTCCAGCGAATATGACGCCAAGATCGCCGTGCTGCGCCAGTTGCTGGCCTGGGGCAGTGACCTGACGGGCTCGGCCCAGCGTGGTCTGTTTGAAGATCGCATCTATGTACTGACTCCCGATGCGGCCGTGATCGAGCTGCCGCAAGGGGCTACGCCGGTGGACTTCGCCTACTCGGTGCACACCAGCCTGGGCCACCGCTGCCGTGGTGCGCGTGTGGACGGGGCCATGGTGCCGCTGAACACCGCTCTGGAAAGCGGCCAGACGGTAGAGATCAATACGGCCAAGGAAGACCGCCCCTCCCGAGACTGGCTCAATGCCGAGCTGGGTTATCTGGTCAGCAACCGGGCCAAGGCCAAGGTGCGCGCCTGGTTCAATGCCCAGGCTACGCACGAAACCGTCTCGCGCGGGCGCGAGGCTGTTGAAAAGCTGCTGCAGCGCGAGGGCAAGACGGCGATCAAGCTTGAAGAGCTGGCTGCACAGCTGGGCTTCAAGTCTGCCGATGCACTGTTTGAAGTCGTGGGCAAGGACGAGTATTCACTGCGCAATATCGAAGTCGTGCTGCGTCCCAGTGAAGAAACGCCAGAGGAAGATGCGTTCACGCCGGTGCGCAAGGCGCGCGGCCATGATTCTTCGCGCGGCGGGGTGCTGGTGGTGGGCGTTGATTCGCTCATGACTCAACTGGCCAAATGCTGCAAGCCTGCTCCTCCGGACGAGATCGGCGGCTTTGTGACTCGTGGCAAGGGCGTGAGCGTGCACCGCTGCGATTGCTCCAATTTCCGCGAGATGATGGCCAAGAGCCCCGAGCGCGTCATCGAGGTCGACTGGGGTACTCCCAAGCACGTGGACAAGGGCGGACCGGTTTACCCTGTGGACGTTGCGGTGGAGGCGGCCGACCGTCAAGGCTTGCTGCGCGATATCTCGGACGTGTTTGCGCGCGAGAAGACCAATGTCATCGGGGTGCAGACCCAGTCCGTCAAGGGGACGGCATGGATGACGTTCACGGTGGAGGTGGCAGATTCGGGTCGCCTCAACAAGGTACTTGGCATCGTCGCCAGTGTGTCCGGCGTTCGCTCGGCCAGAAGGCGCTGA